TCACAAAAGGAACTGTGTAAGCATCTATGTTTGAATACAAACTGAATGGACCAGTATCTGTATCTGCTGTCGTTAATGTTATTAGTGTTGTCATAATTTAAGGTAATGCATTACAATCTACTTGGCTACAATTGAGTTTTCCACTGCTGGTAGCTACAAGACCACCACTGAGTGACATTGTTGGAATCACACTGGTTATCAGCATTACCTGACCATCCTGTGGATTTAAGTAATATCTATTTACTGTTAACTGAAACTTATTAATAAACACTCCAAATCCCACAGAATTACAACCATTATTAAGACATGTGTATGTAATAATCTCATGATGATAGTGCTGAGTAGGACCTACAGTAGTGCTGGAAGATGTTGTTGTTGATGGAGGATTTACTGTTGTTGATGTTGTTGTTGTAGGAATACCTGTCACATTAACCAAAGTTTCTGTTTTACATGCTCCAAGGGATTTCAACTTCACAACTGTTGTTCCATCTGGAGCCTGAGTTGTAGAATATCCTATTAATAATTGAGCAGTAGTAATACCTGAAGCAAAGGCAGCGCTATACCCATTCACATCTGAATAGATATCAAATGGGCCAGCATCTGCGCCTATTACTGTAAACTGGATTACTAAGTTCATATTATGGTGTTGTTGTAGTAGTAGTTGTAGGAGCTGCTGTTGTACTTGTAGTAGTAGTAGTTGTTTGCATATTATGCATAGCTTCCTCTATTTTCTGTACAACAACAGTAAAGGTATCGTTGAAATTTATCCCTGTAATAGGAAGATTTGGACCAATATACTGTACAGTGTCAGAAGATGTCTTCTGGCAGTTGTTACATGTTCCTCCACAGGAACAAGGCTGAGAATTTTTATAGCAACACATGATATTAAGGTATATGCATTATAAAATTACATCCTATAGAAGGCTGAATATTAGCGTGAGGCTCACCAGCACCATTATTTTCTATAGTTATAGTATGTGTATGATCTCCTACACTACTTGTAGGAGTATTAGGTTGAAAATAACCAGCAGCCTCTCCACCACTACCATCATTGGATCCTGATTGAATATAAGCTGTAACTGTATGATTGTGTGCACCAGCATTTCCTATTGATGCTATGTGGTTGTGTGAAGGCATCTGGTTAACATTTGTTAGAGGCACTTCATTAGCCCCAAATGTAGATCTTAAATTATACTCAGGGTTTCCATTAACTCCTGGTCTAACTGTAGTGTCCATAGTAGTAGTACCCATATCAGTTGCTCCTACTAAGGTTCTACCCCTTAAGTCAGGTATTCCAGATTTGCTGGTACCATTACATAGATAGACCTTTTCCCATATACCATGTCCTACACCATCTGCATCAAAGAAATCATCTACACCTGGCCCACTTTTATTAAAAAAGTAAGGATAGGCTACATAAGGAATCATTTTGAGATAATTCTTTGGATTAGTTGTAGCTTGTTCAGCAATGTGAGCTGCAATTAGATCATCCAGCTCAGCTGTAGGAGTATAGTTAGAATGTAAATCAGTTTCCACACTACACAGTTTATCCATAACAGCCTGGAGTACCTCGTGAGTGCTTGATGTAGGATCAAGATCATCAAGACAAGCAGGAATATCATAGTCAGCATTTAAGGCTGCCAACTCTGATTGGACTATAATCATTTTCTGTTCCAATGATATCACTCTACTATCTATAGAACAAATAGATTTCACATATGCAGTAAGAATCTGGTTTAAATTAGGTGGTGGACAACAAGGTAAATTGGTTTGCACCAAGGTACAAATATCGTTGGCATTTATAATAGGATAGACTCCTGAGCCATCCATAAGTGTCAGTATCTTATTAGTCAGTCTGTTCTCTACCAACAGCAAACTGTCCCCAGTCTTAATATTAAGACCAGGAATATCTACTCCTGTATATTTGACACACTGGTCAGAGATTACATCTGCACAGCCATTAAAACAATTTGAACAAGCCATGGTTTATATTTTTTAAATTGTTATTAAATTAAGGACAGGTAAATTTAGTTGTAATAAATCCTGTACCACTTATCGTCCAAGCAGCTCCCTGATATTTATAGTAATTACTTCCAGCAATAGTAAGTGGAAAAGTTAAAGCAGGATCAGTATATATTCTAACACCAACATCTATTGTAGGAGTATTTGCATACCAATTATTCTGATTAACGCTTCCAAACTGACAACAAACATTTGGGTCACCAAATCCTGAAGAAAACCCAATAGGGAATCCTGTTGTAGTAGTTGTGGTAGTAGGAACTAGAGTAGTAGTACTGGTTGTTGTTGGAACTACTGTGGTACTAGTGGTTGTTGTAGGCCCTGGTGTTGTGGTAGTAGTTGTTGTTGGACAAAGGTTAGGTAATGGGTGAAACACTTTAATAACTTCCTTGTGTACACACTTTGCACAACCTGCTGTCAGTATTCTAACCCTGTTAGCAATTTGATTAATAGTAAAATCACAGGCATAATTCATATCAACATACTTGTTCATAAGGATTCTCTTGTAATGCAAGAGATCCAACAAATCAGTGACAGGTGTCCTATGATTTAACGCATAAGCAATATTGTTGTACATGTCCACACTGGCCTCGTACAACTTACAGTTGATAGCGTCAATCAAGGGCATTATCTCTGCACACTCTTTACAATTTGATACTCTAGGAACTATCATTTTTTATCTGGATTTTGTAGTTTAGCTATACATGCTGCGCATAACCCTCCTTGTAGAGAGCACCCACAGCCCACATGAGCCCCACATCCTACACAAGTTGCCATATTACTTAAAATTATGTATGAAAATATTACCAGCACATCCACAGTTATTGTTCATCATACTATCTAACATTGATGACGCTTTGTCATAAAGCTTGTTAGCCTCTATGATGGCACAATTATTAGCAGCAGCTATGCTGCCCTGTATAAGCAGATATATTGTATTGAGCTTTACTTTAGCCTGTGTTTTGATTTCTCTATCACATTCCATCATATCCAGACTCATAAATACTCTATCAAATTTCTCCTGTAGTTTATTCACTCTCATAATGGATATAGTATCAGTAAACGTAGCTGCAGGAGCTACAGAATAACTAAAGTGATACACACCATCAGGAAGTGGAATTAGTTCATCTCCTTCCATTGTAATACCTAAACACTTAGAATCAAGTATATTATTACTCTTTGGTTTAAAACGTATAGGTATAGGAGGAAACCCTGGAGGGGTAGCCATCAATGTAGGATTGGTCACTACAGGGGGATCTGAAGGATATTTAGAAGCATCAGCTATATTTATAGTCTTGACATCATGTGTATCAAGCATCACTATCTTCAACTTTAGACTTGCCATGGTTTTAAAATTAAAATGTCAGAGGACAGAGAAATCCTCTCATACCTCTGACATTAGGTTAAACAAATCTACTGGGATTATGGAATCAAAGTAGAAGTAGTGGTTGTAGTTGATGGTGCAACAGCTGTGGTTGTTGAAGTTGTTGTAACACAATCAGCATTCAAAGTCACAGTAGGATCAGTGATGGTAACACCAAATGCAGCAGCAAAGAAAGCATCAACTGTTGCTATCAAAGCTTCAGCAGGAACATCAGGGCTATTAACTACAGCAGGTACTGCAAGAATAACTGCGTAGTCTGTTTCCATGAAGTCACCCCACTGCCAAGAGTTTTTGTCATACTCTTTAAACTTGATGTAATAAGTGTCATACACTAAACCATCTACCACATAGCTCTCAAAGTTTCCATTATACCCTGCCATTCTGTACAAATGTTTAAGGTAACCTGCTTGATAGCTGTGATGGTTGATTTCTAATTGTCTGATTTCTGCAGCAGTTCCTGTTGGATAAGAAGATCTCTGCATGATTACAGCATTAGCCACAATGTTACAATTGTCTGCCACGATGAAGTCAGCTGTGGTAGCTGGACCTTCATAAACGAAAGTTCTAAACCACATTCTATCATATTCCCAAGGGAAGGCTGCGATATCACAAGGTACACCATATTTGGTTAATGGTTTTCCAGTGATACGAAGGATAGATGCTGCTCCAGTTCCAACTCTTTCAAATGTATAGAAGCTATTCAAAGAAAGATTGTCTGGATTGTTTCCAGGAGCTGCGAAGCGCAATTTTTCAATAAAGGCATCTACCAATGCTTGAATATCAGTTGCTCCAAGATCAGCACAAGGATCTTCACCACAATCACAACAAGGTGCTTGCACAGTTACTGATCTTGTAAATCCATTGAAAGCAATAGTGTCCATGTAACTTGAATGTCCACGTAATGTAATGGTAACAACGTCACCACATTGTACATTCCAGTCTTTTACCTCAGTGATTTGGGTCATCGCTGTTGGACAACCTTTTATCTTGTAAAACTCATATACGTTAGCATTACAATTGGCTGTGGCTGCACAACCTTTTATTTTGTCTGAACGTTTGCTACCTTGCAAATAGGTGTTTGCTCTACCTTGTGCAATGTAAAAATAGGGTGCTGCTGCCACATTACCTGCGTTAGCAACTGTGTAGTCATTTCTGAAAAACCCCAACTGCCCTGCACCTAAATCCTGAGTACTGGTAACACCTGCTGGAGGTATTGCAGCCTGGGTTGAAGGGACTACAAAGAGCGTGGTTAATGAAAAATCTGCCATTTTATTTATAAATTAAGTTATTAATTACTCGTTTGATTGTATTCTCATTTGAGAAGTCTGTATTGCTGACTGGTTTTCTATATATGTTGCTAAAGTTTGCACTGTCAAATCTAACAGCTCATCCTCTAAATAGAGTTCCAATTCACAATCTACGTTTGTTGATGGTGTACCATCGAACTTTATATATCCTTCTTTATCTATGTATATGGGATATCTCATATACATTATGTAGATAGCTAAGGGGGTAAAGGTTCCATCTGTAAAGATACTAATTTCATCTGAAGAAATCCAGTTAAATGTCTCTTGATATTCAAATGAAGGTCTATAGTGTTCATTATTTAATAGATATTGTAAATCACCATGTCTGGCCAAATCCTTATTTATCCAAATTTTTCTGTCTTTACATCTTCCTTTATTAGCTATAACAAAGCTATCCTCATAAAGCATGTATTCTGGTTTCAATTTGCTTAAATCAGCAGCCCATCTGTTTAAGATGGGATCTGCTAATGTTAAGTCCAACTTACCATCCTCATAAGTAACTACAAGTCTCTGTAAGTCTTCATAGCGCTTTTTGAAACTATCTTGACCCAGTCCAGATGTTGTAGCAAATCCATCCACTTTTTGCTTCACCAATTTAATCTGTGCTTCATTAAGCGCCAGAATCTTATCCTCTAAAGGGATTGATTG